TTTTTGGCACGGATCCCCCAAAGTTCAAATTTATTTATGACATGACTTAAAGCTTCATGGAATTTTACTTTACCATCCGTTGCATCGTCCAACGGAATTTTTTTGTAGTAATCTCCATTTACTGTAAGTAACAACACTCGTGTTTTTTCGCTGAATGAAACTGTAAAACTATTTTCAGCTTCAATTGATTTAGGTTTTATTTCCCAATCAGGTCTTAAAACCAAAGCCTCTTGCAGGTTTTCGTCAGCGCCTGCAGAAGCTTTTACTTTATCGTCTTTCATGATAACCTCTTTGTTAGTATTCATAAAAAGATATATAGTTATTTTAATGGGATATGCAAGTAAATAATAAAATAGGATAATATAGGATAGATATGAAATTTTTATTAGTAATTTACCTTTGCAGCTTTCTGACACAAACATGTCCGAATATGATGCATCCTCGTGAAACTTTTGATACTTGGTCGGATTGTGCTATGGCTGGTTATGAAACATCAGCAAAAATTTTTTCGGAAATTGATAAAAACGTTGCAAATAAACAAAAATTAGCAATTAAATTTGAGTGTAAAGAGCTTGACAAAACTTAGCCAATAGTTGCATTCACCCTTATTTTTGATATATAATACTACATGAAGCTATATCGCGTCCAAGCAAACTATAAAAATATATATATTGATGAGATGCTTGAGGCTGAGAACGATAAGGCCGTCCTTGAGGATTTTGTAAAGAAGGTTGACTCAGGTGACGTAACAGAAAGAGAAGGACCAGGATTTCATAATCCAGACATTCTTTTCTTAACCTTTGAGGAGATAAACCGAGATGCTACAAAAGTTAATATCGGAGAAACTTCAGTTGGAGTCCAAATGGGCAACACAAGCGTTAGCACAGGGTAGAGTGACTACTGACATGAAGTGGATAGACATAAAGATCAAAGAACTTAAAACTAAGATCAATGATCAAAGTGTGGAAGACGCTAAAAAAGGTCTTCTAGACATAGCTAGTTAAGTTTTAATCTAGCTTAAAAAAAAATTAAACTTTTACCTTAAGACTTCTGCGCTCTAAATTATTCTTTAGCCTCGCCCCAAGACCTACCAAGTGCAATATCTACTTTTGATGGCACTTTTAATGTGTCAATTGCATTCTCCATTAGTTCTTTAACTGCAGCAATATCAGATTCTTCATTAATAGAAAAACAAAGTTCATCATGAATTTGTAGTAATGGTTTAAATCCTGCTTTATAACAATTAATCATTGCCTGTTTTGTTTGATCTGCAGCAGATCCTTGGATCAATCTATTTAGAGCTTTATATGTGAAAGCCCTTCTGATGTTGTTTCCGTAAACCGCTTTAGCCTCCTCATATTGCATGGCCTTATTCATTCCGAAGGTAACAGGCTCCCACATGTCAAATCGGCATTTACGACCCCCTACTGTTCGAATAAAACCAAATTTTGAAGCACTGTTAGTTACTTCAGTAGCTAATCTTTTAACAAATGGAACTCTTTCACCATATTGTCTTAACAAAGCTTCAGCTCTATCTTTATTGATACCTAGTTCTTTACCTAGTTTAGCTTTGCCCATACCATAAAATAAACCAAGGTTTATTGTCTTAGCTTGAGTTCTAGTAATTCCTGCCATTTCAGCTACGATTTGATGAAAGTCTGCAGCTTCATTCTTGTACGCTTCTATGAACTCCGCTGCACCTTCAAAATGGTCATTGACAGATGCAGCGTAGTGAGCAACAAGCCTAGGCTCCTGTTGTGAGTAGTCGAAACTACCCCATTGTTTACCTTCTTCAGGTAAGAACAAGCTTCTAATTTTATCTCCATATTCTTTATTTCTTGCAGGGATCTGTTGCAGGTTGGGATTAGAATATGATAAACGTCCTGATACAGTTCCACCTTGGTCAGATCTTAGTTGATTTATTTCGGAATGTATTCTACCTTTGTGGACATAACGTTGAATGGAGTCAATGAATGTTGAATGGAATTTATTTATTTCTCTTGCTTGTCTTATTAGTTGCGCTATCGGGTTATCACAGTTCACTAACCAGTTTTGGGTAAAGCTTGGTTCTCCGGTTTTCGGTGTCCGTGGATACTCCACACCTATTCGATCAAACACTTGCGCCACAGATCTTCCAGCCCAGATGTCCACATCTAACGTAGTTTGTTTTTTAATGTCATGTAAAATTGTTTTTTCTTTACTTACAAATTCTTTTTTCAGACCTCTAGCCTTCTCTTCGTCAACTCTTATACCCCTACGCCTCGTATCTATCAAAATAGGCAATAATTCCATCTCCATTTCCCAAACATCGTGTAGGGACTGCTTAGATAGCTCTGTTTTTAGCACTTGCCATAAACGTAAGGTTAGCCCTGCATCTTGCTCAGCATAGAAGCCTACGTAGCCCGCAGGCAGCCTCCACATGTCAGCTTTTGGATCAATTCCCCATTCTTTAGCTTTTTCATTCAAAAACGTTTCATTTTTAATTTCGCCTAAATAATCTTTAGCACATGCATTTAAACTAAAACTAAATCTGTTTTCATTGATTAGCGCAGCAGCAATCATAGTATCAACTATCTTACCTCTAATCTCAAAACCATTAACAAGCAGCCAACCAACATCATAACTTGCATTATGAAATATTTTAGTAGCATCTGTTTTTAAAATATCTTGCATCCAGGCCGTGGTGATGGCTAAGTCCATGTTACCACCAGCATCATGTTGAATTGGGAAGTACCACTGTTGCCCAAGTGCAGCCACAGCAAAACCAACTATTGCACCATCGAAGGTCGCCCATCCTGGTCCTTTTGTTTTTATATTTGGATCTTTAGTCTCCAGGTCAATTGCGATTTCAGTTGCTTGAGATAAGTCTGGATACTCTGCTGGAGCTACCCAATCACTATCATTGTATATAAAGTTTAATTGATGAGTCATTAGTTTTTAAGTTTTGGAGTTTGTCCATCATTATATAAATTTTGTATTGCTTCACTCATAGGAATTTTACATTCGAATATATAACAATCGGCACAATAATAAACTTGTTTATGAATAATCACAGATGGTATTGTGGTACACACCTCACATTTAATTAATCTACTTTTTTGTTTTTTTGGCATCTTTCATCTTCTTAATTTCTAAATCACAATAATGTTTAATTTTCTCAAGATCTTCGATACCATTTTTATAAGGATATCTCATTACATATTTAATTACGTTGCCCTGAAAAAATGTAAGTTCATTTTTTGATATAAACTCATAAGGTTGAATTAAATAATGTTGATAGTGAGATCCCCCAATTTGTCTGTCTTGTGGAAATGCTTCATCGAACATACTTTTATCTGACATAGTTAGCCTCATATTGTTTGTAATATTTTCCTAATGGAAAGTTATATTGGTGATAGGTACCCAACAGATGGAGTGTGCTTTTAGATCTAGTGGCACCTGTATACCAAACCCTAAGTTCTTTTACTTTATCTGCTAAATTCTTTTTATCAAAGTGTGATGGAAAATTACATTTGCTCGCCAGGACAACATTATCTGCTTCACCACCTTTTACCTGATGTATTGTATCTATAATTATTTTAGGAGGTTGTGATAAATCTACACCTTCTTTCATAAGTTTTTGAAAATACTTTTTATCTTTATCTTTAAATTTTCTTTTAAACACCTCAGTCCAAGGACCTTTTTCGTCTCGCATACCACACCTTAAATGTAATTCATCAAAAGTAAATACTTGATTTGGATGTGCAAAACTCCATTTTTTACTGTCCGTTGACCGGTAGCCGTGGTCAATGTTTAACAAAAACTCGTACATTGTTGTAGCTTCTTCTCTATTAATACTACCACCCTCACAAATCTTCTCCCAATAATTAATTGCTGAAAATTGATTAGGGTCAAAAGACTTATTATTTTTTTGATCTTGGTAATATAAACCTAAGTTTTTTGCCTCCTGCTGCAGCTCTTTCTTTACATCATTAATTCTAGCCAACACCATCCAGTTGCCATCGAGGTCCCAAGGTACTTTTTTCAAACCACCCCATCTATAAATTGCTCCTTCTTTACCATTTGAATGAAACTCTTTTGGAATTCTGTTATCTCCCATACTATTTAGTAAACAATTAGAAAAGAAATGTATGTTTTTATTTAATCGTACTGATTTTTTTAACACTAAAGTTTTACCTGGAAAGTTTTGAAATAGGTCCACATCAGCACCATTCCATTCGTAGATCGCTTGATCATCGTCACCTGCAATATAAACTCTCTCTACTGCACTTGCTATTTTAACAACCATATCCCACTGCAACGGTGTTAGATCCTGAGCTTCATCTACCATCAAAACCTTAAAAGGAATAATTAATCCATCGTTAATAAATTTTTCTACCATGTCAGTAAAGTCTAACCTGTCCGGTGTCCGTTGGCCGTTCTCCATCTCCATTGTTTTAAATTCTTGATACCCTGCAATTATAGATTTGAATTGTTGCAGCCTAACAGACTTCCTAGTTTGTTGTTTATATAACCACACAGGATCAACTTTCATATTTCTTGCCCTGTCATATATTTGAAGTGACCAATTGTTATAAACTTTTGCATCATCATAATTATCTTTGTAACCGACCTTCACAGTTCCGTACTGAGTATGAAACATCAGCAGGTCTGCCTTTGGATCTAATACGGGAATTTCAGCAAACTGTTGTCTGGCCAAAGAATGTAATGTTCTAAAATATGTGAAAGCATCTTCATCATAACCTTTAAACTTTTGTCTAACCCTTGCAACACATTCATTAACAGCTTTGTTGGTGAATGATACATAACAAATCTCATCTGGTGAATAACCTTTTTCCAAATATCTTTTAACTCTCTTAAGTAAGTTTTCAGTCTTACCTGTACCTGGAGGTCCAAATATTTTAATTGTCTTCCCACGCAGCTTTTGCTTTAATAAACTTGACATCTTTATTTCTGTGCTCACTCTGTTTTGGCAGCGCTACTACCCAATGTCTAGACTGTATACCTTTAAACTTAGACTTGGGTTGTGCACCTCCTGTTTCTAAAAATCTTGTACATTCTTTTTCATTCCAATTATAACCCATTTTTTTCATAAAGTTTTTAAAGGTTTCTAATTTAAATCTCATCTCAATATCATCCTTCCAAATGTTTCCAGAATCAATTTGGTCAAACTCAGTGGTGTCTTCAACATCTTCTAAGAACCTAGACATTCTAGAATTAAACACATCAGTAAGTTCCTCCACACCATCAAATCCTTCCATGTCTTGTTTGTTAGACATCAACTCTTCTAACCAATCTCTGTAAGGATCTGGATCTCTTTTAGTTGGTTTCAACGATCTCCAAACAATATCGTAGTTAAGCAGCGCTTCACCAAGTAATTGTTGTTGGTATAATTGTTTTGTCGATAGTCGAATTGATTTACCTTGAATAGGTAGTATCCAATAAGGTTCTGGATACGAATTTACTTTTGTAAGTTTACCAACTTCAGGTAAAGCTTCATTCTTACCAATGCCATGTGCACGTCTTAAACAAGTTGCAGAAGAACAATGCATTCTTGCAATAGATGTTTTGCACTTATAAGTATATTCTTTATTCTCCACACCTTTGAAAATATTATTTAACTCCTGCGGATGGAGTGGTTCAGAGCATACCTTGGACATCATATTACGTGTCCAATCTTCATACATGACAGGATCTGGATTAATTTTTTTAGCTAATACAGCTACGTTAAACATAGCATCGTTACGACCTTCACCTTTATTAACTTTATTTTTCATAAAATTAACTACACAAGGTGGGTAGTCTTTTGTTTCATCATCTTGAAATACTTTTAACTTTTTAAATTGTGTAGGAGTAAGTCTATATTCTGATACAAACTTAAATAAATCTTCTAGCTTAATAGAGTTGCCATCATTATCCATGCAAACTCTCGTTGTCATGTGTGCTTTTTGATAAGGCAAGTTTACAAAATTACCTTTTCTTTTATCGTCCCATTTTTCAGGAGTTAAATCAACTTCGTCCTGCGCAGGGTAAATATCAGTTGTTGTATCATTTACACCTAAATCAGATGCGATCTCTAATAATTTTTTTCTCATTGATGATGCTGTAACAACACCATCAATAAATAATATTAAATGGAGTCCGTTGGATTTTGATCTGAATGGGACGAGTGGGTACTTCCTTTTCCGTATAACTGATATAACTTCCTTATGTTGTATATTGTAGCGATCAACATCGATGACCCCCCAACTGCATGAATTATCATCTCTGATAGGGACACTTCCATAATATTTTTCTC